AGCCAATTTATATCCACTTTATATCCACATCTATCCACTTTTCTATCCACTAAAACACTCCCTCGTCCCATTTTTTAGCCTGATAACCATAATTTTCTTTATAATGTACCAATCCTTTTTCCTTTAACTGCTTCAATCTTCCTTGAGCAGTCTTGCGTTTTACCTTTAATATACTCTCTATATCAGCTGCATTAAGCCAAACACTTACAGGATCGTCAGGGCATTGCTGTTCAGCTACAGTAATAAGAGCCTTTATAGTCTCTTCATTAACTGTAGATTCTTTGATATTTATTGGTTTATCTTCAGGTATGAGTACACCGCTTGTTAGATTGTCAAAGCCAAGCAGATTAACCTCGTGGAACTTATATTGCATCTTAGCCATACCCATTCCATCTTTGTTAAGTGTCTGCTCAAAATCAACCCACATTTCATCAATTATATCGTCTCTGCTTACTTTGAACTCATAATCTAAACTTGCCTGTATAACACTAGATCCTCTTGCCCTGGCATTTGATCCATGACCTGTATGATGCACAAAGCAACAAGTAGCACCAAACTCTGCAACTAACTTATCTAATCGTTGTATAAACAATCCTACATCTTCACTAGAGTTCTCGTTACCTGAAAAGTTACGCTGAAATGTATCAAATATAATTAAACCAATACTTCCATATTGTTCTTCTATCTCTCTGCAAGTTGTCAACAACTTATCAAACTCATCATCCTCTGTAATCCTTGCACCTCTATTAGATAATAAAAGCGGTGCTTTTGATAAGTCTTTATTAAAGTATTGTTCATAAGCTTTTATTCTTCTTCCTACTCCTCTCTTACCTTCTCCACATAAATATAGCGTAGTTGCCTGTTTACTTGCACTTCCATAAAACTCCTCTCCCATTGCAACAGCACATGCCATAGCTATAGCTACAAAAGATTTACCTGATTTAGCAGCACCAAAGATAGACATAACTGATTCTTTCTCAAACATATCTTGTATCAACCAATCAGGCTCTTTTACTTCCGCCATAACTTCATCTATACGCTGAAAATAAATATCGCTTTTTGGCGGTAACATTTGATTACCTTTAATGTATTGCTCTAATGCAAAACTATTATCAAAGTAATTATTTTGATTTGCATCCCAAAGATCGTCTTTATCTGCAAAGTCTTTAGGCGGTAAAGCTATCCTTACGCTACACCCATTCTTTTTAAGATACTTTCCTAACCCCCATGCAGCTTCTTTGCCAACATCATCATTATCTGGAAAGATGTAAACATCTCTACTAAAAACAGGTGACCAATCTGACTTTTCCCAAGATTTAGCTCCACCATGCCAACAGGCAACATCGCCATCATATAGCTTGCCTGCTCCCAAGCACGCCTTCTCTCCTTCATTGATGAGGATCGGCTTGTTGGGATGCTTGCACTCACTATATATCGGCAACTTGCCCTCTGGTCTACGCATAACCCAACTATCACCAACCTTCGTAAAAGGTGCGTACTTTTGTTTTATCGGATGTTTGTCTGGAAATCGTAAGACTAAAAAGCTGTCATTGTATTTTAGTTTGATCTCAGCTTGCGACCAAAGTTTTAATAAAGCATTCCTTGAGATCGGCTTTGCACCCATTTTTAGTGGAGTAGCATTATGACTGACAACATTATTTACTTTGGAGG